AGCCCCCACGCTTGCTTCAATGCTTGCTTCAATTAGGGGGTCCCGGCATCAGGTGTTTGCCATGTTTCACCGGCTACGTTAGCGCCGTGAGTTGTAGGCACTTTCTTGCCTCCGTACTGGATGTACGTTGCAGATGCCACAACAGCGTTCTGAGTGCCGCGACTTACATACAAGCGGCAATAACGTTTTGTGGGTTTGACCAGATCAATGTAAAATGTCTTGTCGTCGTCGGTATCTGCAATGGTCTGTCCGGTACCAGCCAGATCTGTTGCATCTGACAGGTCAGAAGCATCGCCTTGCTGCATTTTGATTGAAGTCACAGCACCGGCAGTGATTGCCCCGAAAGTTACCAGCACCATAGCCGATTCAAAGCTGGACATATCCAGTACAGATCCAGTGATAGCGGTAGTTCCAGCAAAACCGTTAGTGGTGGTAATCGCTTGGCTGATCTTAGTTATTTTGCTCATGTTCATAGTGATTCCTCCGTATGCCCGGCTATTAACGGGGCATCATGGGTTAATTAGGCCAAAGTTACGCGGGCAAAGGCTTCGCCAAGCACCGGCATACCGTCAGTTGATTTGCGAGCAATAAAGCCGACCTGATTGTTGACGGCATAAAGCTCGTTAAGGCGCTGAATTGCCATGTCATAAGCATCTGCAATCCAATAAAAGCTGAAATCAGCAAATGCACCTACGTACTTGCCAGTTGTGAAGGTGTTAGGCACGTACTCAGACATATAAACGGGCTTGCCTAAGATGGTGTCAGGCTGTCCGGTAATGACCGAAGGCATCCATAGATAGCGATTATATGAATCTTTGAGTTGAGCAATCTTGCTGATTGCATCGCGATGGAAAATCCAAGCTGCTTTTTCCTGATACTGTGCTTTTAGCGCATATTTAGCAGCGATCAGGCCGTCAAAGCTGATTGCAGTTGAGCTGTTGCCAGTGGAAATGTCGCGGGCAGTGGAGATACCGTCGTTGCTGGCTGTAAAGATGCCAAGCGGCTGTTGAGATCCTGAACCAAGTAAAAAAGCCTTTTCTTCGGTAATTCCGAATTTATAGGCCAATCGATCCATAACAATGGTTTCAGGATCCATTGCGGCAACGCGCATCAAATCATTACTGATTTTGACCAGTTTTGAAATCATGTGAGGTTCCAGTTTACGCTTACCAAAGGCAAGGCCAGTATCTTCAGCAATAGCCTTGATCTCTGGTGTCCAATCGCCATCGTCAATATCATTGTCGAGTGAAGGAGTGCCCAGGCTTACGGCTTTAGGCGCAGGTATGACAGTTGCCTGTTGACGGATGAAAACCTTGTTTTTAACCGCTGCAATCAGGGTATTAACAAAAGTTTCAGGTGCGGCAAGGAAGCCACCTGCGGTATCAGTGCCAGCAGTCAATGCACGCAGCTCTTCACCATTCAGGGATTCTCGGCCACTGGTCAGGAATTTGCGGAAAACAGCCATACGATTTTCAACGTCAGCTCCCTCTGGATTAAGCTTGCGCTGCTCTTCCAGATTCACGTTGATAGTACGTTCTGCATCAAGCAAACGCTCTTCTCGGTCGATATCTTCCTTGATCCGCTTTTCATCCGCCATTGCTTTGTCGTATGATGCAGATTCTTCGGTATTCATACCGCGTTTTTCTGCATCTGCCTTGTCTACGATTGCGCGTGCGTCTGCAATCGCCTTGCCCCGCTGGTCGCGAAGCTCCATAAGTTTCTTACTCATGATGTTGCTCCTTTCGCTCCGTCTCACGACGGTGCATGGTAGTGTGGGTCTGTTCCTCAACAGTCCGTTAAAAACTAACTAATTGCCATTACATCAAGTTTACGCTTCAACGTTTCGATGTGTCCGATTCCCGCCTCTGGTGGTTGAATATTACTCTTTACTGCATCCAGTGACCGCATAGCGCATGATGTCTCTGGATATGCCGGATATGTTACTGGAGATACGTCATACAGTCGTCCCACGGTGATAATGGTCCTGACCCAGTTTTTTTCTTCATCTTGAAACCATATATCCCCGCCGTCTGAGACACTAAATCCGAAAGAGCATTGGTTTATATCGCCCCTATCCATTAAAGTCTGGAGATTGCGGCTGTATTCTGTGTCAGGTAGATCAACTTCAAACTCTAGGCCAGCATCAGTCTCTTGTAGCCGTAAAGTACCTGATGTGGTTCTACCTAAAACCATATTGGGGTCATGGTTAAACAGCGCCCTGCAATCGCATTGTTCAAGCGATGCTTTAAAAGCTCCTGGTGCTATCAGTTCTCTAAAACCGCCTAGGTCTTCACTCATTGAATTGAATACAGCGGCAATACCACGCAGTTTTTTTGAACCTTCTTCACCACTGATGCCGCGTATTTCAACATTATAAGAACGTCTTTCTAATTCTTTTTTCATATTAAACCTCTATTCCATTAGCTTTTGAGATACTGGTTTTATTTCTTTACCGATCATATCCAGCGGAAGCAGGTTTGTCATCAGGTAGTATTTCTTACCGCTGCCGTCTGCAATCGGGCTGTCTCCCTCTTTTGCCCTGATTTCGTCCGGTGACATGCTTCCAAGTTCAAAACGGGCCTTATAATATGCCGATCTTGCCGCCGAATCACCGCGCATAATTGCCGACACGTCAAAGTCGATGTAGTAGTCTTTCTCGCTGGTCTGCCAATACAGGAGTTTGTCACACATACACTGCTCCCATGCGACAATCCACGGCCCCATTGTGTATGTCATGAACGACTGCATAAGCTGTTCAGCGCTGGCATAAGTGCTGTTTTTATCGCCAGAATGACCAATCAATATCAGTGGAACTGAGAAAATACGGGCGATGTCTTCAACCTGAAACTTGCGGGATTCCAAAAACTGCGAATCTTCTGCCGTCATACTCAAAGTGGCAATATCCATGCCCTCTTCAAGCACTATCGTTTTGTGAGCATTTGAAACTCCTGCATACTCATTCGAAAGTGAAGCTTTAAGCCGATCATACGCTGGTTGACTAAGTTGGCCTGGGTGTTTGAATGCCTTGCTGATTTGGGCACCATTACTGAACAGCCTGGCTCCATGTTCTTCAGTCGCCATTGCCAAACCTATGCCCTCTTGTGCAAGTTGGATAGGGTTAAGACCCACCACACCGTTAATTGAAGGCCCCTTAATGTGTAGAACTACGTCAGATGTCAACACCTGAGCGGGGGCATTTTGGGGAAAATAGTGGTACTTTATTTTACTGCCAGCAGGAGGCGGCGGGCTATTCCAAAACATATAATATTCAGCACCTGAAGGCGTCACCACAAAAGGCCAAACTCTATCAGGGTGCATGGGCACAAGCTCATTCATGCCGCGGCCAGGATTACCGGCAATGTAGGAATAGCAGTTGCCGCGCAACAGCAAATGAAACTGTTTCATCATTCGCCAATCATACGAAGTCTGCCATTTATTGGGCTTCAGGCTTAACTGTTTGTATAGCCGGTGATCGGTGGAAAGAATATGACCGCCGTCGTTCGTGTTTCTGTTTACGTTAAGTGGTAGCATGGCAAGCGTTTCAGATATTCGCTTTACGCAAGCAAAGACCGTTGACACACGCAATGCTGAATCTGACGTTACAAATTGGGCGCTTGACGTGTTTTGGCCGCCAAAGAACGAAGCAAGGGCAGGATCACCAACACCAGCACTGGAATGCACGCTTGTTGCACGTTTTTCAAATATGGGAGACAGGAGGCCCATTATTTACGGGCCTGAACAATTGCGAGGCAAACAAAGGCAATACCAGCCACAATATAACCGGCAGGCAGATAAATAAGGCAGGCACCATGATAGAGCGACACAATACCTGCAGCAAGTAGAATGTCGCTCCTATCAGGGAGAAGAGAGTTGACACGCTCTATTAAGTCCAAATTACCCCCACGTCTCACGACGTTGAAAAGCTGATGGAAGAAGAGATGTTTATCATATATTAGAAAGTGTGTTGTTTGTCAACACTGTTTTTCGCAGTGAGTTATTATAGTACCCGTACCCCGCGTGATTCGTACACACTACCCACATCCATAGGTTGCAGGATCTCACGACCAAGGCACATCAGCAGGGCAATAACACCGTCAATCTTGTTTTCGTTCTTCTCTTTGCGCGGATAGATGTTGTCTTTTACATCAGTATGGGCCACCACGTTTGACACCATCCATGCAAGTACCGGATCTCCGTTGTGGTGAAACTTACCCTGCAACACCAGCTTTTCAAGCTCCTTCATAGGCTCTGAGAAGTTCAGAACCGTGGGCCTCATTTCCACCATCTCAAAACCTTCTGCCATCAGGTGCGTTGCAAACTGGGTTGCCTGAAACGGATCGTAGGCTACCTCTTTAATCTCGTAGTAGCTGCCAAGTACTTTGAGATCTTCTTCCAGCAGGTCAAAATCAAGCACGTTGCCGTCTGTGGTTTCGATGTAGCCATCTTTTACCCATCCCAAATACTGGGAGTTATCGCTTTCTTCTATCCTATCTTCGGGGAGATACGATTGCAGGAAGAAATAGTAGTGTCCGTCACGGGCAAACAGCTGCCCTCTGGCGGCAATATCTACCTTTGAAGCAAGGTCAAATGACACTCTACAGGGATGGCCCTTGAAATCCTCCAGTTTCAAAGTTGGATCAGAGCATTTATCCCAGGCTCGCATGTTCATCCAGGCGGTATCAGCGTTCACCCAGACGTTAAGCCGCTTTGTCAGGAAGTTGTTTGTTGCGCTGCTGATATTCTTGGCTTTATGAGCGAGTCTGGCGATGTCGTCAGGTTTGACTGATACGCCATAATTGGGATTTGCCTTGCGCCATGCCGCCTCAGTCGTCCAATCATCGGCAGGTGATATGATCTTTCCTTCAGCGTCTTTTTGCTCTTCGTCAATTGTGTAAATGATGCCAAAATAGCTGTCATCTTCGATGCATCCGCCCCGGTAGTCTGCAGGTATATCTGGATGTCGTTTGAGTACGCTATTTAAAATTCTGGTTACATAGGTGCGCTGTTCGTAGCAAACACCGGCCCGGTTACTTCCCGACGTGGTAATCAGCCAAAGCAGAGATTGATTACGAGATCCAGTACCAGTTTCGATAACGTCGAAGACGTCCCGCTTTTTGTGAGCGTGCAGTTCATCCAGAATGCCGCAGTGTACGTTAAGACCGTCCAGCGTTTCGCCTTCGGCAGAAAGAGGTTCAAACCGGCTGGATGTCTCTATAACGTGGATATTCCGAGCGGTGACCTCGACGCCGTATTTTTTACACATACCTGGAGATTTGCGGGCCATAGCCTGTGCGTCATTAAACACAATCTTTGCCTGATCTCGTGTTGTGGCCGCGCTGTATACTTCTGCTCCTGCTTCACCGTCAGCCGTGAGCATGTAGTTTCCGACAGTGCTTGAAAGGGTTGATTTCGCGTTTTTTCTCGGTATTTCGTTATAAGCGGTGCGGAATCTGCGGTATCCACTGGGTAAATACCAGCCAAATACGGTGGTTAGGATGAACGCTTGCCACGGTTCCAACTTGATCAGCTCGCGTCTTTTGGCCCATTCGCCTTTTATATGTGGCATGAGTTCGGCAAATCTACAGATATGTTCGGCCATTTCAGGCCGCCATATGATCGGAGCGCCCTTCTTTTTGGCCCGTTCACGGTCGTCTTTTTGTCGCAAACAGGCTGCTTTTACCCATTTGCAGGCAGGAATGGTGCCGTTAATGACATCATCAACGTACTTTTCAGCCGCAGCTACGTGCTTGTTAATGGGATCGTATGTGGATTTTTTCTTACAGGCCACTACAGGTCATCCCAAGGGTCTTTTGTCTCTTCTTTTTTTCCGCCACCCATGCGACCAATACTGGCCGGGGTCAGTCCAAGCTCTCCAAGCAGCGTATGACTGTGCCTCATCGCCTCTTTGTACTGAGTTGACAGCGGATGGTTCTTGAGTACCGTGTTTCCGAAACTGTCCACAGTCTGGAAAAACGGAGTTTCGTATATGATGCTGTAATACCGTTCGCACTCCTCAAGGCGAATGGCCAGGGAGGATATGATCTCCGTGAACGTATCCGACGCACGGCCATCCATCCTGTTTACGATCAGATTGAAGTAGTAAACGGCCCGATCGTTCAGATGTGAAGGCGCGACTGCCAGCTTTTTAGATGGAGCCGGGGCATCCTTTTTAACCCGGTCCTTGCGAAATGTACCTTTAACTAATTTCAGGTGGTCAGGAGTCTTTTTTTTCCCGGCCCCTACCCTTGCCCCGCCTTGTCCTGCCATAATACCTCCTTAATGTCTTTACGACGTTGCATGTTACCGAACCCGCCATCCTCTGATGCCGTTTTTCTATCGTGGCATGTCTTGCATAGCCCCTGGTGGTTGTTGCGGTCCCAAAACAGAGCCATATCTCCACGATGGGGGATGATGTGGTCAACCACTTCTGCCAGCACAAGCCGCCCTTGTTTTTCACATTCCACACAAAGCGGGTGACGTTCCCGATATGCCTTACTGTACTGAGTCCACTTTGAGGTATATCCCCGCTGGTGAGCGGTGCCGCGCTCCTTATCGTATTGCTTCTTTGCTTCACGCTCAACATGCTTGTGAGTATCGCATCTGCCTGTGCTGGTCAGCACTCCGCAGCCTGGATATGTGCATGGCCTTTTTGATTTAACTGGCATTTGAATTATACCTGTTCATTTTATGAATATCAAATTTTTGAAATTGACCTCATGCACGCGTGACCTATTGCGCGGTCTTGGCTGATAAACTCCCAGAGATTTGACCCGCCCCCCCATGTTGCCTATTTTTTAATGGTTGATACGATCAGCTAGAGCAGACCTAGAATTGAAATCAATCATGGCATTTACCTGTTTTTGTCGTTTTTGTTGTCTGATATCTTTTACAACGTCAAACTGTCGTTTTAATCAAAAATTAGGGTGACTAATACGCGTTAGGGGCTACCGTTCAGGCACAACCTTAAAGTCAAATGTTTTGCCGGTGTAGTTGGCCAACTTCTGCAAATTAGCCCTTGTAGGTTCACCAATACCTTTTAAGTAGTTCTGTACTGTATGCAATACCAGCCCTGTAGCTCTTGC